CCACCGATACCGTTAGCCGCATCAGCACATTCAATAATGCCTGATAGTTGTGGCACACCAACACCTGTCATTAGTCGTGTAGTACATACTGATCCTGGACCAATACCACACTTGACAATGTCAGCACCTTTGATAATAAGTTCTTCTGTCATCTCTGCTGATATAACATTACCAGCAATAATAGTTTTGTCTGGGTATGCATCTCTAACCTTTGCAATAAAGTCTGCATAGTTTTCATGATAAGCATTTGCAACATCAATAGTAATAAACTTAATGTCTGGATACATTTCTAAGACTGCTTTCATAGTAGCATAGTCTTTTGCATCTTTATCCCAAATAACTCCTGTACCTGTGCAAACACTTAGATACTTCATCTTCACTCCTTGACTCTGTTCTTTCCAGTCATCAAGTGAGTAATGCTTTCGCATCACAGTAATCATTTTGTGTTCTTGCAGTACCTTTGCCATCTCGAATGTACCAACACCGTCCATGTTACTTGACATGATCGGTACTCCGGTCCATTCATTACCATGATGAAACTTGAACGTTCGAGTCAAGTCAACATCGCGTCTACTTTCTAATTTAGACCTTTTAGGCTTAAACAGTACGTCTTTGTAATCTAACTTAACATCTTGTTCGATTCTCATTGTGTAATTGCTCCATAATTAAATGATAGGCTCACCCTATCAAGGTTGTGTTTATTAATCTTAACTGCATGTGATTGCCAACCTGGAAATACAATAATATCTCTTTCTTGTGGTTGTACAGTAAGTCTTGTTCCTACAGTAGGATTATAGTCTGCATCTGTTGGCACATAATAGTCTGCATCATCGTCACGTACAAATTCAATGCCGCCACTGTTAGTGTCTGGTACTTTCAGATACAAGTTTCCTACAAGTAAAGCATTTCTATGCTTGTGTAAATTATTATATGCTCCGGTTGGATTTATATTCAACCAGTAGTTAAGTAAACTTACCATAGGTAACCCTAATTCTTTTGCAATGTTGTTTACCATACTATCAAGATATTCTTGTAACTTTAATCCTTGTGGAAGAGGAAACATAAAACTCATTTCTTCTTCGTTTTCAAATGTTTGAAATCCATTACAATCATTTAGTTTACCTAATGCATATTTTTCGTATGCTATTTCTGTAAGCCAAGATGTATCTATACTATCAGGTAATTTACTTTGCCACATTGGCGTTTCAAATAGACTTACTTTTTTCATTCTGGTAACTGTGGTGGTCTTGGTGTTCCTGGACCATAATTAAAACTAATACTATAACGTTCGCTTTTGCTCATGTTACTACATACACTATGTTTAAGCCAACTTGGAAATAATAATAGCAAGTTGTCTTTAGGTGCGTAACTACCTTTTTGACTTGTAAAGTGATTGTACCTATCAAGAGGTGGAATAAAATGAATTGCACTATCTTCTCTATGGAATTCAATATTACCCATCTTGTCTGGATCAATAACATTTGTATATACTACACCACTAATCAAACTTCCTTGATGATCGTGTAGCATGTTATGATCTTTGTGACCATTAATATTAAACCACATATTGTTTAAGTGTAGTTGTGGAAAGCCTGCTTGATTAACTGCAACACCCACTGCTTCATCTAATTGTGTTTTAAACTTTTTTAGTTCCCATGGAGTACTCTGTTCTTGGAACTCTGGCCATTCAACTGAACGACTTTGCCAACCACCTGAGTTACTTACACTTTCACCTTCTGGGTCTGCATGTCTTAATTGATCTGAGTATTGTTTAAGCCAGGCAATGTCTGCACCTAAGTCTAATGTTGCCCAGACAATACTTGGGAACCATAAATCTGCTTTTAGTTTAATAGCCATATTCTTCTTTTCTTTTTGCAATTTTTTTAAGATGTCTGGCTCTACCTGCCGCTTTTGCCATCTTACGTTTCTCGCTCGGCTTTTGATAAGCCTGTTTATCTTTTAGTGTTAGTAGCACACCGTCGTCATTAACTTTACGTTTGAATTTACGTAAGGCACCATTCATGTCCCCATTCCTAACTTCAACATATAGTCCTTTATATTTCTTCTCGCCTTTGTCATACTTCAAAGTAGTTTACTCCTTCTGCTACTTGTGTCATGTCGTAAACTTTTTTAACATTAATAATATTATACGACATATGGTCGGCAGTTGTCAAGTAAAAAGTTTTATTAAACTTCAACAACCAGCCAGTTAACCACTCAATTCTTTTTGATTGGTCTAAATTTACGTAAATGTAATCAACCGTGTTAGCAATATTAATCAGCCACTGGTCTGTGTCTTCTGGTATCTCTTCTTGGAAAAGATATAAATTGATATCGCTTTTGAAGTCTTTAGCAATACCGTTGAATTGTTCTTTGTCTACATTACTTGGGTTGACAAGTAGTATGCTTGGATTATCATTTTGTAGTGTATCCGGAGCAGTGATCAGATTCATTTTTAATTCTTTTGTCATCTAAGTACTTATTAACGTCTTTTAAGGATGTCTTTGAAAAGTGACTGTTCGCTTTGTTCTGCGTTTTGAGTGTAAGGCTCTACGACTTCGGTGTACTGGTCTTTCGTACTTGCTTGTTGCCTTCCTTTTTCATGTAATTGATTCCGTCCGGAGTTTTTTTTTGATCTTCTATCTCTGCACTATAAAAGATTCTGTTTTTAGTGTCTGGAAGTTTTGTTGTTTCTTCTGGATTCTTTTCTGCTTCTTGGTTTGCTTTTTCAACCCAATCGTTCCATTTGTCTAAGTTGGTAACTTCTGGTGGTAATGGTTCTTCTTTGATTGGTTGTGCATTGTCTGCCTGTGCATACATTTCCGCAAATTCTTCATTGCGTTCTTCTATAGCACGTTGTTCTTGTTCTTCTTTGAACCCTTCCATTGCCATCTCGTGCAATGTTTGTTCTTTTGGTTCTTCAGGTTCAGGTTGGACTAAATCTATTTCTGGAGGCTCGTTGGCATCAATTACTTTAGCACGATCAAACTCATAGTTCTGTCTGTGTGCTTCGTCCCATTCTGCTTCGGTGTAACCTGGGGCTGGACTATTTGGATTGGACTTCGGTTCGGACTTTCCCGGCGAACCACCTCCGTTCCTATTCTCTCTTGCCCAGTTAAATGTGTACTGTGATGCAATTAGTAATAGTACTGCAAGTGGATCAAATACAAATATAATAACAATAATAACCCATCTTACTGCTTCTTCAAGTAAGTTGTTATCTGCATTCTCACCGTAAACAAATTCAGCAATGTATTTGATTGGTCCTACTTCTGCTTCAAGTTTACGATATTCTTTTTCGTACACAAACTTTTCTTCACGTACATCATCAATCTTAACTTGCTCTGCTTCAATAAAACCTTCAAGTTCATCTACACGACTGTCAATGTCTACTGTCTTAGTATTTGCTTGATTACGTAACGTTTGTATTCTATCATTGATTGCTTTAATACTATCTGCATACTTGGTGTCAACCTCTGCAAGTACTGTTATTAGATTTGTGTTAATCTTTCTAATTTCTTTTTGTGCTGAACTGGCAACACTTAATTCGTTTGCTTTTGCTTTTTCAACTGCTTCGTCATATTTTGTACCACCACCTAAGGATCCTTCAAATCTATCCTTGGCCGCTTTAATATCTGTAAACTTACGTAACTTGGCTTGTTCTAATCTATCGTTTTGTAGTTTGATTTGCTTGTCTGCATCTGCTCTGACGTTTTCTTTCTCTTTCTCAATCTGGGCATAAAGATCTTTAAGAGCGTCATTTTCTCTGTCAATAAGGTTATCAACTCGAACATCTTGTCCTTTCATTAAGCGGTCAAGTTCGTCCTGCCACCTTGTAATTTTGGCTGTTGCTCTGTTCTGCTTGTCATCAAGTGTTTCAATAAGAGCAACTTGTTCTTGCGACATGCTTGTTTGTTCAATGTGTGCTTTAGATAAGAATCCAAAGATACCCATGCTTGTAATAAACATAAGAACAAATACTGCTAAAGAAAGATAAGTTTTTAACCACCATGTGGCACGATCCCAATACCTATGTAACCACACCGCGGTAACTAATTTACCAACTTCTAATGATACACCCATTACAATAATGGGAATAACTGCGGCCGCGAAGATTGCGGCAAGTCCTGCTACGGAATAGTATATTGCAACTGCACTAATTACTAATGCAGTTAAAAAGGTAATGAATCCAAATATCATAGTTATCTCCTTAACGTAATATTTATCGTAGTTATAACCACAACATTTATGCTACTTTATCTAACAAACTTCCATTTGCTGGAGCCGTTCTTACAAGCAGTCTCTTTAAAACTACGAACCTTTTGTTTGTAGTTAATTTGCGATAGCAATACTCTACAGAAGCCACCACCCATTGGGTAAGTCATTACTACTCTAACTTTACCATGTGATGCATTTTCTTTGCCAACCCATTCAGTAGTATCGCCTTCTTGCAAATTATCTAATGCAAAGAATACGGCTTGTTCTTGTAGCAACTGATCCTCTGCAGGAAGTTTGTATGACTTCCATTTAGCAAAGTTTGATACTATACTAATGTAAGATGTATTAGGTGAATAACTTGTGTTAGCACTACTACCCACACTATCACTAATGTAAGTACGTGTAGGTGTACCACAGGCTGTTAAACTAATACATAAACTTAGGATTAATAATCTCCCAACCACCATGCTCTCCATTCACATCAAGTTTACGACATACAAAGCCACGCCTTTGCTCCTGTTTACCAGCAATGGTAACATAGTAATAGTGTGGTCTGCAAGAGTCTGCAACGCCTGTTTTCACAATCATGTTATTCTTTAGATTGGGCCTATCAGTACATTCGACTTTTGTTTCACTACTGACCTTGTCGTCTTTGTTAATAATAGTTTCGTCAGTGTAACAGTATTGCGGTTTGTTTGCTAAATTCTTGGGTGCCGAACTACAGGCCCCAAGCATGATTAGAAAACAGATTACGACTGCATATATAAACACGTTATACATAATTAACTCTGTGTTGCTTTTGCTTCGTTAATCAAAGATTCAAAGACTTCTTTAGTCATCTTGATCTTCATAAATGTGTGATATTGTCCACCATACATATATGTGTACTTCTCAGATTCAAGTTGACGTCTTACTGCTGTCTTATCAACAATGTGTTCAACGTATGTTCTTGTATTTTTGCTTTCGTTTTTAATATCTACAGATGTAGATGCTTTTATGTTACTGTGTATTCTTTCAGCAACACCTTTTAGTGCGAACGTTTTTGCCTGAGCAACTGCCGCCTGATCAAATGTGCTTACACCTTTACCACAAGAGTAAACATAATCAGTACCGAACCAGAATAAAAATCCTCCTTCTGATCCAATTTCTTGACACTTCGCATACCATTTAGGTTCTGCATAAGTATCTCTTTCAGCAACCTGAGTCATTGTACTACATGCACCCAACATGGATACAAGAGCAACTCCGATTACTGCATTTTTTAACACGCCTGCCATTTTAAAGCCTCCTTGTTTGCCTTTTCATTGTCCCTATAGTATATACAATATTTGAATAAAAGTCAACCATTACTTTACCAATTTATTTTTACTTAAAATATCTTTGATTTTCTTAACTTTTAGTTTAACAAGTGAAGTATACTTTGGGTTAGTACTCCATTCAGATAACATATCAATTTGTGTATCTAAATTTATTTTACCTGATTCAAATTGTTTAGCACGTTCAAATCTATATTCTTCGTATGCATGATACTCGTTTACATTACGAATCATATCTTGAACACTATCGCATTTGGTTTTGTATTTCTTTACACCAAACTCTGCGTCAGGTAGTTCTTTTGGTTTCATTTGTGGGGCTTCTGGATCCCATGTTCTGTAACCAAATAAGTTATTGCCTTCAAGAGCAAATCTACTCTTGCCATATCCTGTTTCAAGAACAGCCATTGCTATAATAATCATTTTAGGAACACGTTTTTCGTGCGGTATAGTCATATTCAAAAAGTCTACACAACGACTAACACTTATAATGAATTCGTAGTTGTTTGTATATTCAATGCTTGGTTGTTGGAAACCAAATGCTTTCCACTCCTCATTGAATGCCGCCTTGGCTTTTGTTATATGATTATTCTTTGTCCAATAGTTAGGATAAAATGTACCAGCACCGTAACTACCAATACCGATTCCAATCATAGCAATTAATATTATTATAGTAGTACGTATCTTATTCCAATGCTTCTTCATTAATTCCTACGCATTTGTGCATATTCAGTTGCGGCTTTTTGTCCTGTCTTATCATCGTCGTCTGCAAATACAGGAACAAGATTAGACTTGTGCATCATAGCAATACCTACAAGTTTACGTTCACCTGTGTACTGCATAGTTTCTTTCTTAACTGCTGGTGCGAAACTTTCTTTAGATGTTAGACTTGGAATGTTTTCTGTTTCTCGAACCATGGGCGGTGAGTAATGCCAAGGATCTCTATTTGTAGGTTGTGTATCAGTTACCTTACGTTTGTACCTACCATGAATGTAATCGATATAATCATCAAGTGTCATTTGCATATGATGACAATGTATTTTTCGCATACGTTTGTTATGCTGACGCATTTCTACAGTCCACTTGTCGATTTGCTTTTGTGTAAATTTTGTTTTCTTTTTAGCCTTACGAGTGTTAAGTGTAGTAAGACCTCTTTCAAGATGCATTGTCATAATAGTTGCCTCAAAGTTAAATTGTATTATTAATGTAACATATTATTTGGTGTTTGTCAACGATTAATGAAGTAGAATTGGTTAAGACTAAAACGACCTTTACCAATTACTTTGGTTACTTCGTGTTGTTCAAAACTTGGAAATAGGATAGTTGTATTGTTATCCATATGTGGAGAGTAATCATACTCTGTGAACTTTAGTTCACCTCCGGTAAATTCTTTTGGTGTTTTCCAAAATGTAGTTACTGCACTAATTGTTGCATGGTCGGCATGATGTGCATATGAACTACCATCTGGATAATAATTGAGTTGTGTTAGATCATCGTTAGTCATATCCAAATACTTTAGGAATGGATTTTCTTTCAGATCATCTGTAATATTATAAATTAATCTGTTTGCTTGAAGTATATGACTTTTGGTTCTATCTTCTTGGTAAAAGTTATCCAAATTCAAACCAAGCATTCCACTACTACGTGGATCACCTGTTGTTGTTTTATCTGCAAGGATAGGACTTAATTCATTAAGTTCTTTCCAAATTAAACTTTCATCACGTGGCGAATAGTAATCATAGATTATCGTATGATTAAAAGGTGCGGTTAGATTTATTATTCTCATGTTATTATTATACTTTCTTTAGTTAATAAAGTCAACCTAAATTGGCAGGAGACCAAGGAATTGAACCCTGTCTTACTGGGTTGGAGCCAGTCGTGCTACCGTAACACTTGTCTCCTTAAAGTGCAACTTTTCTGTTGCCAGGTAAGTTGCCAACCCCGTAGCCTAACTAATTAGGCCGCAAGAGCAAAGTTTTCGTTTGCGTCTATGGTTTTGCTTGATTTACGGTCATCGCCTACCGGTAACTCCACGTTCTCTCTTACACCTGTCGATCCTAATTCGCCCCCATCATAAGCACACTATAATTGTGTGCCTAATGTGTTTATGGTGGAGGCGCCGGGTACCGCCCCCGGGTCCAGTTTGCAGTTGATTGGCTTCAACGTTACAATACTATTTAAACATCTTTAGTTGAAGATGTCAAGTTCTTTTTTTAATTTTATTGCTTTTTTGGGCTGTTTAATTGGCTCGAGCCAACTATCAGCAATGTAGGCTTGGGGACTTGGCCCAAGTAATGTTGAAATGTCGTCTGCTTCTATCCACCAATAGTGATCAGATATTAAACATTGACAAGGCATTCCTCTGAATTGGAATTGTTCACCCTTTTCAAACTGTCCTATATACTCTTTTACTTTTACTATCAGTCCAACATTTTGCGGTCGAATTGAAAAAGTGATGTGGGCTACATCGCCTTGAGTACACTTCATAGGATTTAGTCTTTCTTGAGATTGCCGGCTACTGTCTTACCTCTGAACTCTACTTCGTCGTATGTCAGTGCCATACCTTCAACGATTGAGTCCTCTACAATACCTGCTTTTTTGAATTCTGTAATATGGACAAAGATGTCCTTGGTTGCACCTTGCGGTGTAATAAAACCAAACCCTTTAACCGGGTTATACCATTTTAAATTTCCGTTGCTCATTATATTATTTAAGTACCCTCTAATTTATACTTATATTTAGTTATAGGAATCTATTTATCAAGGAAACAGTACAATTATGTTACTTATTGTACCGTTCCCTTGTATAATAATATAGAAATTATAGAGAGTTTTTCTTCTCTTGGATTTCTGCTCTACGTGACTTTGCAAGTTTACCCATGTTTCCTAAGGCTTTTCTTGCTCTTGCCGCCGCCGCCTTAACACTCTTTGTATCGAATGCTTCAGACTCTTTCATATAGTTTTCGTATTCAGCAATAATTTGCTCATGAATTGTTGACATATCTTTCTCCTGTAATGATTTTGTAAACAGTGCTCCAGAACTTTGCAGTTGGGATATCGTCCTTGAATATATCTTTGTTATATTCGTGTTCGATAACGATAGGCTTCAACCCAACTTGCTTACCAGCAATAGCGTTTTCTACCTTATCTTCCACCCACCAGGCCCCTGAACCTTCATACTTTGCAAGTGCTTCTTCTTTGCCAGCACCCGTAGGTAAAAAGGTAATGTCGGAAATTGTACCTTCACCAAACACATCTTGTAAGTTCATCTTACGAAGTGCTTGTGCAGGTCTATCCGTATGCAGTGATGTAATCGCCTTAAATTCATAGCCTTTTGCTTTAAGGGCAGTTATCACCTCTACACTATCTCTAAATGGTTCCAAGAAAGCAATCCAGGCACTACGATTGAAATATTCAACCATAAACTTACCTTGTTCTTCACTTATCTCTTTACCATGTCGTTCTTGCATCCATTCTGCAACTTTGTACTTTGTATTGTCTACTTCAACAATGCCTTCCAAAGCCATGAATTGTAAGAAACTATTTTTCCAGTCTAATACTACACCGTCAATATCAATTAAAATTAATTTGTTACTCATGATAATGTTTGTATCCCTGTTGTTACTTCAATATACTTTTTTGATGTTGACTTCTCACACTCTGCAATTACCATAACACTTGTTTTTGGTAATGTAATATCTTTAAGTGGATCAGCAGTCATCATAAACGAGCCTAATACAACTCCCTTGGGTCCTTGCATCAATGTTAATGGCTTGTGTAGTTTAAAAGAAGTATCATTAATCGCTTCGATACGAGCAACTACTTCTTCTCCTGAAACAAGTTTAATTGATACAGTATCGCCTTTTTTATATGGTACTTCTAATAGCATTATTGTTGTGTTCCTTCTATTCCGTGTTCTTCAACATACGAAGCCAATGCTTCATATCCTCCTATATACTTACCGTTAAGGATAACTTGCGGCACCGATCTTGGCTGTGGCATACCATTTACTTCAAATTCTTCAAGTAATTGCTCACGTGTAATATCAGTTCCGACTTCTCTTACTGTGTATTCAATTTTTAAATTGTCCAATAATGATTTTGCTTTGACGCAAGACGGACAAGATGGCTTTGAATAAACGACTGTTGGTTGTTTGCTCATTGTACTTCCTTTGTTTGTTTGATTATAAACTAAAACCTTTAAACGTATCTTTCTCTACGTCTTGTTTAATACCACCAATCAAGTAACTTTCAACTTCTGTTTCTTGTGGTGCAACTTGTAATCCTGCACTTGACAACCAATGTTGTGTCCAAGGTAACGGATTAGTATTAAGTGGGCGATCGTAAATTGTTTTAAGTCCAAGTGCTTTCAATCTCTTGTTAGCAATAAACTCTACATAAGCATGTAACAAGTTTTCATTCAATCCAATAATAGATCCATCTTTAAACAAGTAGTCTGCCCAACGTTTTTCTTCGTCAACACATTCACGCCACATCTGATAAATGTCTTCTTCGCACTCTTTTGCAATCTTAACAAAGTCCTTGTCGTCATCACCTTTCATCCAATGCTTTAGAATGTGTGTAGATAAATTTAGGTGTGTTGCTTCATCACGTGCAATTAATGAAATGATCTTTGCAGATCCTTCCATCATCTTTAGTTCGCCAAATGCAAATGTACAAGCGAATGAAACATAAAAACGTAAACCTTCTAAGATGTTTACAGTCATCATTGCTTTGTATAGTTGCTTCTTAACTTCGTATATAGTGTGCTTACCTTGATTAAAGTGTTCGTTAGCAATATTATAAAACTTGTCGTACTCTTTAGTAACACTTTCAGCACGTTCAATAATTCTTTCATCATCAAGTATAGTATCAAATACTTCACCTGGATCAGCATAAACATTTTTTACAATGTGTGTATATGAACGACTATGAATAGTTTCAAAGAAGTCCCATGCTACAATACAACTTTCTAATTCTGGAACGGAAACATATGGTAAGAAAGCAAGACATGGTCCTCTTCCTTGTACACTATCAAGTAGTGTTTGGTATTTTAAATTACTTGTAAAGATGTGCTTTTGCTCTGGTCTGAAGTTGGCATAGTCTGCTCTGTCTTTCTGTAGACTTACTTCTTCAGGACGCCAAAAGTATCCTAACATTGTTTGATTTAACTTATCAAACTCTGGGTAACGAAACGTATCGTACCTTTGTGTATTCTGATCCTCTCCAAAGAACATGTGTTGCTTTGTGAAATCTACCTTGTTCTTATTGAACACTGTTTTCTTTGTTGACATTTCTAATGCACCTCTCTCTATGTATCTGTATATGTTACTATCTTTTGCTTACGTTGTCAAGTACTAAATTGCACAACTGTCGCAATATTCCTCATACTCATCATCTGTACCATTAAATTCAGTACGTTCAATTTGTACAAGTGGAGTACTTATCTCAGATGCAGGTTCTTCTACCTCATCAGCCCCCTTAAAGTCGTAAGTATTTTGATAATAACTCGTTTTCCAACCGTACTTATATGTATTTAATAAGTCCTTAAACATAATACTCATAGGAACTTCATTATTTTCAAAGTGTGTTGGATTGTATGACCAGTTACCACTAATTGCCTGATCAAAAAACTTCTGCATTACTGCTACTATATTAATATACCCTTCATTGCTTGGCATATCCCATAATAGAGTATAGTGATTCTTTAGTGTAGTATACTGTGGAACAATCTGCTTAAGAGGCCCTTTCTTGGACTTCTTAACGGACAAGTACCCTCTTGGTGGTTCAATTCCGTTGGTGGCGTTCGACACAATGGAACTGCTCTCCGATGGCATTTGTGCGGACAACGTTGAATGCCGTAAGCCGTGTTCTGCGATACGTGATTTAAGATTATCCCAATCATATTTTAACTTAATGTTACAAACTTCATCAAGATCCTTTTTGTATGTATCAATTGGTAAGATACCATCTGCATACTTGGTTCTATCAAAGTATTCACATTTACCTTTCTCTTCAGCAAGTTTATTAGATGCTGTTAACAAGTAGTATTGAAATGCTTCTGACAGTTCATGTACTTTTGTTAATGCCTTCTTGTCACTGTATTTAACTCCTTCGCGAGCCAAGTAATGTGCAAGTCCAATATAACCTACTCCTAATGAACGTCTTCTTTTAGTAGATATTTCAGCCGCCTTCACAGGATATCTTTGGTAATCAATAATTTCATCTAATGCTCTTACTGCCAACTCGCATAGTTCTTCTAAGTCGTCTAACTCTTTTAATAGTCCAACATTAATAGCACTTAGAATACACAATGCAATTTCACCTTCTTCATCATCGATGTGTGTAAGTGGTTTAGTTGGTAATGTAATCTCTTGACACAAGTTACTCATATACACTGTGTCTTTAAATGAACTGTGTGTATTAGCATGGTCAACGTTCATAAGATATATACGTCCTGTTTCAGCACGTTCTTTAAGCATTGATCCAAACAACTCCATTGCTGGAATAGTTTTCTTTTTAATGTTAGGATCTTTCTCTGCCGCCTTGTAAAGTCTTTCAAACTTATCTTGGTCTGCATAAAAGGCTTCGTATAATCCTTCTACTGCGTGTGGCGAGAAAAGACTTATGTCACCACCTGACAAAAATCGTTCATACATTAATTTATTAAGTTGAATTGAATAATCTAACTTACGTACTCTATTGTCCTCTGTACCTTTGTTATTCTTTAGTACAAGGATGTCTTCAATTTCATAATGCCATAATGGAAAGTGAACAGTTGCACTTCCGCCACGTACACCATTTTGTGTACAACAACGTACTGTGCTTTCAAATTTCTTTAGGAACGGAATTACTCCTGTGTGGGCAACTTCTCCGCCTCTGATTTTAGAGTTGATTGCTCTAACTCTACCACTGTTGATTCCGATACCCGCCCTTTGCGCCGTATAACGTCCAATAGCCATATCACTACTAAAAATGGAATTGAGAGAATCATCACTGTCAACCAAAACGCAAGAAGCAAACTGGCGGACAGGAGTTCTAACACCAGCCATGACTGGGGTCGGTATGTTGATTTTAAAAAGTGAGGTCGCGTCATAATATCTCCTTACATAATACATGCGTGATTCTGCTGGATAATTAGCAAATAGTGTCGCGGCAATCATCATGTACATGTGTTGCGGAGTTTCAAACAGTTGTCCTGAGCTTCTATCCTGACACAGGTACTTGTCAACAATTTGTCTTAGGCCTGCGTATGTAAAGTTCTCATCACGGTTGCGTTTTATGTATTTGTCTAATGTTAAAATTTCTTCTGGTGTGTATTGATTTAAAATGTCAGGATCATATACACCACGGTCGATGTTTTTCTGGATCATTGACATAAGAGGAGCATTATCAAATTCGCCATAAACATCTTTATATGTTGCGTACAATAATAAACGTGATGCAACAAATTGGTAGTTAGGATTTTCTAACGTAATCAAATCATTTGCTGACTTGATCATAATCTCTTGAATTTCACTTGACGTCATGCCATCGTAAAATTGTATGTGTGAGCTCATTTCTACTTGACTCGAACTAACTCCTGTCAGTCCTTCACAAGCAAACTCAACCACTTTGTGGATCTTGTTTACATCTAATGGCTCTGTGGTGCCATCACGTTTCATTATGTTGATATTTGACATTGACTTCCTCTTCTTTCTTCTTGCGTTAACAAAAAAATATTTAGTGAAGTGCTGGCAACTTGTATACCTTTTGTGGTACCCAACTTCCTGGCGCTTCGTTATGTGATATTATGCGTTTGCCCATAGGTTGTATGAATGTCTGTCCCATGGATAAAAGCATAAAGGTTTCCTGTTTTTCTACTTCCGTAATAATATGTATCTCAAAACGGTTCTTTGAAAACCGTTCAGTTAATTGTAAAGTATAACATATTCCTAATAAAATGCAAGTGTCTGTATAGCCATTTTCTTGGATAAGTTCCCAAGGACCACGCCACGTGCTTTGATCCCACATGTTTATACTTTTGTTGTGTACGATAGGTGCGTTTGAGTAATATTCAACTACCTCACGCAATGGATCTATAGATGTCTCGAGGGTGTCTCGAAGTGCCTTCCACTTGATTAATCGATTCTCATATACTTCTGAAAACATGCTAACTCTATTTAATTTTTAATTGATACTTTATATGTAAAGTCGGCATTCTCACTCACTACTGTATTCTTCATTCTTATTGCTAATGTGTCGTTAACAGTATCGCTGTTCATATCAAATAGTTGTGCTTTTAATTCTAATGTAGTTGCAAAACCTGCATCTCCATTATAATCATATGTGTCACTGTATGTTACAGAGTCATTAGTTTTGTTAACAATAACTTCTAACATACCTTGGCGCATTGCATCTACTTGATTACTTTTATACTGATAGTCAATAACGTATGTGCGAGTGTAATCACCTGGGAGTCTAAAAATAGTTTCAAAAGCATTTTGTTGTACTGTTGATATCTTGTTACTAAAACTGTATCCTGTGTGGATAGGTCCTTGTATCTCTGATATGTAAGGAGTAGTTTGGAAAGCAGTATCTAACATAAGATCGTTTGTTCTACTAAACCAATCTCCACAACTCTTGTTACCATCTTGTACACTGTTAATAATAGTGTAGGCAACTGCTGTACTTGTACCGCCGTTGTTACCTACGTTTGTAAATTTGTTATTTGAACTTGTATTGTATTTTCCTACTTGAAATATAATTGCATTCCTGTCAATGTTATTAAATGTAGAACTTTCAAACAAGTTCTTCTGTGGTCCTGTTGACTGTCCTTGAGAACCAACAACTGTGTTTTCTCCAAACCACACACCGTATGATAGAACATCGAATATACAATTTGTAAATGTATTTTCATATGTATCGTCATCGCTCTTAACACCATGTGCATATCCATTAATGTTAACGTCACTAAACAAGTTATTAAATGATCCAACAACTGTACTTAGGTTAGCCATGCTAACTCCAATACTTGCGGCAACAATACCTGTGCCTGAAGTCCAAGGACCTTTGATGTTCAAATTCTTAAACACACTGTTCTTACAACTTACAAGTTCAATTCCTGTAAAACTTGATAGCGTGTGTTCTAATGTCATGCCTTCGATAATAATATCTTGTGCTTGGTTAAGTGATGTACTTGAACTGTCTGCGGCATATGAACCTGGAGTACTTGTACTGTTCACTGTTGTAAAGATAGGATAGTTACCTGTCTGTACTATAAATGTTTTGTTTCTTCCTGCACCTTTGATTGTTGCATATGGAGGAACCTTAATTGAGTTTGTAATATTGTAAGTACCTGCTTCTAAAACAAGTGTAACTCTACTTTGTGGTGTGCCTTTAGTTGCAGTATTAATAAACAACTGGTCAACTGCACGTTGTAATGTTGTTGTTTGATCTGATCCGTCACCTACTCCACCGAAAGATTTAATACTAACGATGTCATCTAATCTGCTCTGAAGTGTTCTTTTGATTGGGCCACTAACTGTTGCACCAGTTTGTATTGTGCCATCTTTGTATGTGTATTGGTCTGCAAGTGTAAACAGATTATCGTTTTCTGTTAGTACCTTTGTGTTACCTACTGCTGGTGAACCTTCACTAACACTACCGTTACCAATGTATAGTTCTTGTGAGTCTACTGCCCACCCAAGTTCTCCACCTGCAAGTTGAGGTATTCCAGAACCACTGTTTTTGCGTCCTCTACGTATTTGAATTCTTGATATTTGAACTACAGCCACTTAATAACTCCTAAATTGTTATTAGTATTTATCGACTTCAAGCGAACTTATCGTAGTACATATACACACGATCCCACCACTTTTGTTCCCACTCGTCGAAGTTCTCTGGTAGTAAATCAAACTGTTGGTACTGTAAGTCGCGACTACACATGAATATATGCCCTTCGCGTATGTTTGTGTCGTATATTTCGTTATGTGCTAATGCATAAGCAACCATCTGCAAATAGTAATCGTCTACCCATTCTGCTTTCTTAGGCTTATTAGTTTGTTTAAAGTCCATGATAGCAGGTTGTCCTTTGTACTGTCCTACAAGGTCTGTGGTACCTGCATAAATTTTAGGGTGAAACAAGTTAATCTCTGATCCCCATATCTCATCGACATGTGTCATTGCTTCTTCTTTAATTACTGTTGCCATTTTATGTGCCTGTTGGGCATATGGATTGCCACCTGGTGTAGGCCATTCAGCAAATTCGATATAGTCTTCAAGATACTTGTGCATACGTGTTCCAACACTGGCCGCTTCAGTAACAATCTCTTTGGCTTTTTGTTCGCCTACACGTTTACGCCAAGCAATCAATCCAGACTTGTCTTTTGTTTTATCTAAAATAGTAGTAACACTTGCTACTGCATTACCGTCTGGACAAGCATATAAACGTTTACCGTCAACTGCCTGTCTTTTGATTTCGCTATACGAATAGCGTTCTGTTATTAATGACAAATTATCTCCTATTATATTCTATATCGTAAACGACAGTACGTCTGATACTGTCTGTAGGATATACACCATGCCACACTTTACCTTCAAGGCATACTATGCCTCCTTGTACACTTGGAAAGTGTTGTGGGTGTTGATATCCATTGGGTTCTGGCATTATTGAAAAAAGCATACCGTTAAACTTATTCTTTGTATTATGATATATTGGAACATCATCTAAGTGTACAACTGCACTAAAAGTATTCTTATCCATATCTCCTTGATGCACATGAAGTCCTTGGTATCCACCTTTTTGATAGTAGATGATCCAAGACTCAATACATTTGAATTCGGTTATATCTTTAAATGCAAGTTGCTGTTCAAGCCATACAAAGAACCTATCTTGTATTCTTTGGTAGTCTTGATTATCTTTTGGTATGTAGATTTGCTCGCCGTCTACTGTTGTCGTGCCAGTGCTTTCATCATCTGCAATGATGTTATCAAATAGAGTTTCAAACTCTTTATATTGAGGATAACGTGAATGCCATACCCACTGATCTGCGACTTCTTTATAGTTTTCCATTTCAAACCTTTAATGTACTGTACATTATACAGTACTTACGTTATGAAGTCAAGTGTTTTTTTATAAGTGGATTATTGCATTGCATTAGACGTTGCACTTTGAGCCATTTGGTCAACTGTGTCATCGCCTTGTGCTGGAGGAGTTACTTCTTCGCCGCCTTTTAGTACGACACCTTCTGGATCAAAACTTGCTACAAGGTTTTGAACTACTGGATCTTGATCGTACACTGCTTTAAAAGTTTCTTGGTCATGTTGTTCGCCACCCATGTTATCCATGAACGCATTTAACTCGTCCCAAGAAACTTTCTCAGTTTTGTTTTTTACAAGTAAATTTAAGATTTTCGTTAGATTGGGTGAAGCAGACTCAATTACTTTTTTTTTGAGTCAGCACCTCCAAGTATAGTACCAATACGTCTTGATCGTTCAATTGACTCACGTGTAGCTCTGCCGGCTTCTTCTTCGCCGCCTGTTGCTGGCTCTGCCGCCGCAAACTCATCATCGCCTTCCGCTGGTGCTTCTGCATCTGCGTCAACTGTTGGTTCCATTTCTGGATCTTCTTCTGCTGGTGCTTCGTCGCCCATTGTCTCTGGTGCACCCTCGCCTGTCAGTACGGCTACGCCGCCTGTTAATGCATCTCGTGTAGTTTCGAGTGTTGTGAATAATTGTTCTAATGCTGGCTTAACTGTGCCAATGAATGCTTCTGATTGTTCTGAGCCCATTTCGTCTCTAATTTTGTCGCCTATTTCAAGCATTGATTCTGTTTGCATTTCTGCTGTGTCTTCCATCCAGCCTGTAACTCTATCAACCATGTCCTTTGCGGCCATAACTAATGTAGCGGCTTCTTCTGCGCCTTCTGTAATTGCTGTGTTTGTATCAATATCGCCTTCAACAATATTTGCTCTTTCTTCAATTGCCTGATTAATAACTTTTAGGAACATGTTTTTCTTTTGGTAATCTTGGTTACCTACTGCATCAAATGATTCGTTAGTTTCGATATCATGCAAGTCTGTACGCAATTTGTTTCTTGCGTCCATCAACTGTTCTGTTGAAAATTTGTCTACGTCTATTGTTTCGCCGAATCTTTTGCCTAAGCTCTCGTTAAGGCTCTTTGCTGTGATCGGTTTATTAAAATGGCTTATTCTCATTATCTGTTCCCTTTAACTACATTTATTTATCAAAAAGATAGTTCTCAATCTGATCCCTGATACGCATACATTCGTCTATTGCTATTTCAAAACGCATCTGCGCCGAATCTGCACGTACTTCGTCTTTTGAATGCTCTACTGTGTACTTATAAAATATTGCATCGTTATAGTATTTACTCATTTTCTCCTCTAAACGTCTTATATCTGTCACGTGATAGTCTAAACCGTGTGCTGTGCAGTGTGCAACTGCTAATGCTGTGGTTTTAGACTGAGTAAAAATAACATGCTGTTTATCTATAAGGTTGAATACGTGGTACCCTTTACCGTTCTTACGCATAACAACATTCTTAATGCGTATGCTATTACCTTTTTTAAATGGCACGGGGTACTCGGCGAGTCCAGCCTCCATAATCTCATTTAAGGTTTTTATTATCTCAGGGTTTGTATGCTTCATTAGCCATTACCAGTACATTACCATTTTTAATTACTTTACTTACTAAGGCTTTACGAATAAGAGATTCAATTACGAATTGTTCTCTTGGCGTATAAGCATGAATAGGAGTCAAAGACTCCGTAGACATTTGGTTCAATACTTCTGATTCCTCATTGCTCATTGCTATAGTAAATGATTGTAATAGTTCACGAAGTTTCATTGTTATCCTGTCGTCATCTGTTTGATAATTGGATCCAAATCTTTCTTAACATGAACTGTTTTGATTGGTTCGCCTGGTTTGGCTTTAGGGTTTTTAAGTGTTACCTCATTACCCTTAACGGCATCTATCTCAAAGTCTTGTTGCTGTCCTTTAGCATCTGGCATCGGAAGTATTGCTCCCGGTTTTAATACTGCCTGTGCCATCTTTCCAGCAACTGCTCCTTGTGCTTTGTTCAATGCCTTTGTTGCAAGTTTTTGTGCGGCGCCTTTAGCACCTTTCGCGGCAACCTGCCCCATCTTTTGTCCAACTCGTCCAGCGGCTTTTACACCTGCCTTCGCAACTTGTCCTGCGCCTTTAGCCGCCATCTTGCCCGCGGCCGCGGCACCTTTCATTGCTAACTTGCCTGCCGCTCCTGCGACTGCACCTAACATTGCTGGGATTGCCTCGTTAATTTGTTCGTCTGTGTAATGAGGATACTTCTCTGCAATAATTTCTCTTGCACGTTGTTCAGTAATTGTAAACTCGTTATATCTCATTATCTTGACCTTTTTCTACTTCTTGTTTTAGGTCGAATATTTTTTAAGTTACGTCTACCCGACTTATTAATTCTGGTAATACGTTGTGAAATACCGCCTGCTCTTTTTCTACGTGCTGATGCAATCTTCATTGCACTGCCACGTCTTGCCTTTGCTCTCTTTATGTTAATCGAACTTTGTACTCTTTTAGGTTTGTTACATGTTTCTGGCTTTGCAACAATACGTCCTTTACGTGAGCCACTTGTACATCTGTATTTACGCACAATCTTGCCACCACGTCGGCCTGCAATCTGTAACGCACCCTCAGTAATTATCTCATTAACAATCATTTCGGTCTCTTCTTAATTGCTATACGCTTGTTAGGCGCTTTAAACCCTGCTCCAGATCTGTTCATAGTTCTTACTCTGATACTTGCTGGATTAGTACGTTTAGTTCTTCTTGCTTTACGTGCCATTCTTGCTCCAAGTCTGGCTCGTGTCTTCTTCATGCGTATCTTTGCTTTAATGTTAGGAGCCGCAAAACACTGTCCTATTTTAGATACAATACGACCTTTACGGTGTCCTGTGGTACAACGATACTTGCGGACTACTTTCTTTCCAGAACGTGCCCATATCTGTTTTTCTACAAGAGATGTGATAATATCTTCTACTAACATAACACTTGTATTTAGTGTCTAAAGGATTAGTTAAAGTTAATAAGGATTACTATGATAGTAGAAAGTAGACCAGCAACAATAGTGCCTGAAGCGCCAACAATTACTTTAACCATTGACTTATTGCCAGCCGTGATATCAACATGGATTGCTGAAACTTTTTCCTCGATGGATTTCATACGTCCTTCGAGTGCGTTATATCGTTGTTCGCACAGGTCTACGTGTGCTTCTAAGTTTTCTTTTTCTAAGTTAGTGGCTCTTGCCATCTGTTCTCTCCATTGCGTGTTTATCGTGCAAGGGGCCTATTCAGTACCTAATTTGAGATGTAATGTTTGCCTAAATTATAACAATATTTATTACTTTAGAACTAATCATTCTCAGGTAATATAAAAGTTATATTACACTTCTTCTTGTCCTTAGTTCTAAATGCTTTGTTATCAGTATTTATCGTTTCTGTAAGGTTAGCAATAACAGGAACCAGATCAAAATCTTCTTTAAGTGTAATAAGATCTACACCAGCAACTGCTGTTTCAACATCAAATGTAAAGTCCCACACCTTGTGTGTTCCTTCAAAATTAGTACCAAATACCCCAGTCACATCTTGTTCAGAACATAAAGGACTTACATCGTAGTATGGATTGAAACGCATACTTAAACAATTAAAGAAACTTGCAAAGTTTGCTTGTTGAAAAATCAACTGCTTGTCTACTTCGTTGTGTTTATGTTTTCTTGTTTCAGTAATATCAATTAATGTTCTGATCGTGACTTTCATAGTATTACTTATAGTCATAAAAAAAGGGCCCAGTAAAAACTGAGCCCTTTTAAACTTCGTATTAGTTAAAAACTAATTACGCAGGGTTCTGATCAAAATCAGCAACAAGTGCAGATGTTACACCAGTTACACCTAAGTAGTCAGCACCAGGTGTTAATACGCCTGATCCTTGTACTGCGATGTGTGCAACACCAGTAGATGTGTGAGCAACTGCTGTTACGCTTACTGCGTCGTCAGTTCCTTTTACGCCACCTGCTTGGATGTTAGTTACAACAGAATTAAGATCTGCGATAGCCGCCGCTGTGATGTTTGTTTTTGATAAAGAAAGGATTCTTGTTCTTGGACCTAATCCGTTTCCTGCGATAACGTTAATACCGTTTACTTTTGTTATTCCAGCCATTTTATTTCTCCTATGTTTAAAATAGAGATTGTCTTCTCTCTTAAATGGACATCTTCATTACTCTATGAAGTTGTTACTATTATTTAGTCTTTTTTGGAAGTTTGGCTCTGTAATGCACGTCTTTCGAGTGCTTTCAGCATGGAAATAAAGGCAGGACCTGCTTTTACTATATTATCTATAGATTTAATGGCAGGCATGTATGCTCTTACCATCTGTGGGGGAATAGGCTTGCCATCTTTAGCAAGTTCAATAAACTTCTTGGCAAGCATTAAATTCTTAGTACCAAGTAAGTATCTGTAGAAGCCTAAGTCTCGAGCAGTTACACTTATGTCTGCTATTGAAACAGTTGGCTCTGGGTCTCTAACCTTAGCAGTTTCAAGATCTCTTACTGCCGCTAATGCTTCTAAGTGTTCAATGATATCACTGCTTCTTAGTTTAGCTCTAACAGCATATAGCAAACGTGTAACAGTTTTCTTTTTGTCTGCTGTTGCTAATCTGTTTAGGTTAAAAATATTTCTACGTACTGCTTTGTAGTCTGTGTTAGCAATGTGCAATGCACTTTCAATATCTAAAAATACTTTCTGATCACTAACAGTACTTGTTCTACCTGATGACAATGCAATAAGATATCTATTGAATGCCATAGCAGGTAAAGTAGTTCGTGTACGCATTGCTAATGCGGCCTTAGGGTCTTTTAGTTTTCCTAAAGCCGTTGTGTCACCTTGTACAAAGTATGCAAAGTTATATAAATCTGTTGCATACATTCTAAAGTGTTTGTAACTATCTCTGTCTGTGGTCTTCTTAGCATAACCGTGAGCAACAGGAGCAAACTGTGGATACCTTCTAAGCAACTCAAGGGTGAGCATAGTAAGGTATAGCCGCTCACAGCAATCTGTGTATGTTAGTACACGTTGATTGCCGCTGTCGCGAGTCATCCTCGCTTCGTGCAGTTCTGTTAAGAAATCCATCATTAAGCGATATTACTTTCGTAGTTACTTTTCTCTGGTGCATCACCTGGCTTTGGATTATATTTCTTCAAGAATGCTCTAATCATATCATCGTTGTCGCCTGCTGATAACATCATTTTAAGTGTTTCAGACTGTTGAATGTCTTGTGTAAACTGACGCTTGATGTCTGGCTTAACTTTATCTGTTGTCAGTAACATTTTAATTGTAGCCGCTTGTGACGGATTACATTTATGTTCTTTACCATCATCAGCAACACAAGTTGTTACTGGATTTGGATTGCCTCTACTGTCAAGTACTTTACCTACTTGTACAATCATTGGCTGTTGTTTAAATCCAGGTTGTAAATCTGCATCATCATCGTCTGCTTTATCAGGCTCACCACCGAGACCTAAGTCTCTCATATCGTCGTCGATTTCGTGCATTTTCACGTCATCTAACATTTCTTTAAGTTTCATAGTCTTTGCTCCTATCGTTGTATAGATCTATTTGCCGCTGTAAATCCACCCTTGCCGCGGTTAACAAGTTTCATATCGCCATCTGGGTCTGCTAAGACATAACCTTCACCACCCGGTTGACCGTTAATGGTTGCTTTTACATCTGCATCTTGATTGTTTAGTTGATCGATAATATTATTCTTTACACTCATGATGCCGTTTACAGTATCCCATATAGCACTGAATGTTTTTACGTTTTGACTAACATACTCTTGGATCTTTCTTTGCTTGTTACCACTGACTTTAGAGTCGCCTAACCATTTAAGAAAGTCTCTTCCTAAGTTGTCTAATCCACTGTCCACTTTTTGATTTATATAAGTGTACAAGATAGTGGGAAAGTCAGAGACTTGCATCTGTTTAAGTTTTGCCTTGTCAAGGAAACTGTCAATTGCACTACCGTTAGATGCTATCAAAGCCTCTAACTTCCCAACGTTACTTTCGTCAACACTTGGTGTTTCCGAAACTGTTACTGGAGGAATAACAAGTAACTCATTACCCTCCATAATGTCAAAGTCCTTAAATGGTTGTTCGTTACCATCTTTGTCAATGACTCTGTGAACTACTACCCCCATCTGGCTTGCATTAATTTTCTTACCTAAATCACTATCTGTCTTAACTGTGTACTGTACAATGTTAGGCTTGAAGTGATACATATCTTGTTCTTGTTGTGGCTCATGGAAGTAAAGCATATCACCTTTGAAGTAACCTCTAAACCCTTTAGGCGTAGCCTTTTCCATAATGCCAAAAGCATTTTTCATATTAGCACCTAAGGCCTTAAATCCTTTTGGATCTTTTACTGCTCCGGGTCGCTTAAGAAACATCTTCTCAAGGTCGTCTCCGTTCTTTGTTTTTCCATCATATCCTTTTGCGACAAAGCCTCCTTTGTCTGTGAGCATAAACTCTCCATTCTCATCGCGGCCAAAAATGACTGCGGGAGATCCGTCCCATTTAATCTGTACATCGTCTTTACTACTTGCCATACTTTTAATTTTTGCTAATGCTCTCTTGGCACCAGCACTGCCATTAAAGATAACTTCATCTTCAATGTGTTGAATACGTGCTTCTAAACCTTCGTTAATTGTTCTTGAATTACCTGTTGAGGCATTGAAACCTTTGATGCCACTATCTCTATCTAATGACTTACCTTTTTGCTTTTTCTTGTCAATAACTGGATGCCACTTTGAAGACCTCTCGTCCCATTGGTATAGCAAATTAGTTTTAGTATCAATATAACTTGCTTTGTTACCTATTAAATCGTTAGGGTTTTTAATTGGATCACCTATATATTTCTTTTTCTTTTCTGCTTCTGGTTCATCTTTTTTAGGTTCTGCTTTTGCTTTAGGATCTGCTTTTGCTTTAGGATCTTTGTCGTCATCACCTACATCAACAATGTCTGTTGGTGGAGTTACTGTTGTCTTGGCAAGGTCTACTGCTTGTTTACCTGTGCCTGCTATTGCACCAAGTGCACCTAAGACTGATCCATCACCTTTGTTTGATTGTGCTTGTTGTTGCTTAACTGCATCGTATCCTGCTTTGAAGTTACCAACTGTTTTATCTTTAACATCTTTAGCCGCTTTGGCAATACCCATATCACCTACATCAACCTTCTTGGTCTGCTTAATGTTTGTACCTGAGATAGGTGCATTAGGCTCTTTAGTATTTGCTTTTGCTTTAGGCGCTTCTGTTTTAAAATCTCTAAACTTCATTTAACTTATCCAATGTATTTCTAAACCATTCACGTCCTTCATACTGAACTGCTTCTGGTAATGTTAGTCCGTCTTTCTCAAACCATTTAACAGCATCGGCTGTCATTGCTTCATAATTAGGATCGCTTTTAATTTTAGCAACGATACTATCAACACTATCTAAGTCTGCACCTTTGGCATTGTCGCCTAAAAGATACTGTGCAATCTCGTCTGGATCTTTTGAAACTGTTTTATTATTAATTCTATCAACAAGTCCTGTTTGACTGTTAAACTTGTAACCATGGAACTTTGCAACACTGGCAATTAATATTGCTCTGTGTACACCTTTGTATTTTGTATCGTCACCATAACCTTTTAGTGCGAACTTCATAAACTCTGGCTCACCAAACATTAAATCTAATTGTACAAATCCGTTTTCTTCCTTGCCATTGATAGGTGCTTTGAAGTGTACATTAATACCCGACTTGGCTACCCACTGTCTTGGTTCATCGTCTGGGTGATTCTTTGTTACCCATTGCATAAGTTTCTTTTCAACTTCTGCTTTGTCGTACTTGTCTTTGTCTACTGCAACATCTAAGTCACCACTTGAACTTTTAATTCCTGTTGAACCTAACTTCATGTTAACATGATCCATTCCAGTAATCTTTTCAATCCACTGTAATGTTGGGTCTACATCTGCTTGTTGGATACGTTGTGTAGTTGCTTCACCGGATTCGTCTTTGAATACGTTGCCACCTTCATTAAGAATCATTTTTTCTGCTCTCCTGCACTTTTGAAATACCACGTCTAAATTTCTTAGTATCTCCGGTTCTAATTGAGTTTAGGAATCTACGTTCTATGTCCTGTGCTTCTTCTTGGCTATAGTTCTCGTTTATACGAGCGAGTAGGTTAACAGCACTTTCAATGATGTTAGTACCTGTAGTAGCGATTAACGAATCATTATCACGATCTCTATGGAGATTGTTTAATTCTTCTAAGATTGATCTTGTGCGTTTTTTCATTTGTTCAGTTTCCTTATAACTATTTATGGCAATTACAAATAAATATTACTACAAAAAGGTTTATAATAACGAGGGAGTATAAAAATGGGAACATTTAACAACAAAATCATGGCAGAATTCAACCCGCCACGCAAATGGGTGTTGGGTAGAGACCTGTCATATACCACACACGATCTTACTGTAGATGAAGTCAAGGCACTTAAAGGTGTTGGTGTAAAGGTTAAAAGAGACACTAACAAGACAGAAACTATCACAGTGCCAACAGGGTTCGTAACAGACTTAGCATCAGTTCCAAGAGCAATGTGGTGGGCTATAGCACCATTTGATGTAGCAAGAGCGGCAATCATACACGATATATTGTATAAGAGTATTAGACAATACAGACACAAGATGCAAGATAAACAAGACAATGCACTTGTAAAGGCGGCTAAGAAAGCCTCTGATAAAGTATTTTTATTAGCAATGAATGATGCTGAACCTTCAGTACCTAAGTGGAAAAAATATTCTGCTTGGAAGGCTGTTGATTTATTTGGCAACGGATCTATTGTCCCTAAAGAAGATAATATATAAAAGTTAAACAATAGGGTGCCTTAGTTGCACCCTATTATTGTGAGTTACATTCCTATTTGGTTAGGAACAATAACATAGTGTATCATTAACACTACTCCTACTGAAGCACCCAACCCTATCATCATTTTAATAAAGTCTTTAGTTACTAAAGGGAATACTGTCTTAAACTTTTCCTTGCCTGTCATAGTTGCCATAGCAAGTTCACGTCCACATAATAGTCCTACGAACACCCATGTTGTTGACATAGGTATATCGTTTAGTTCTTTGAAGAACCATAAACACAACCAATACACTGCATCAATAATTGTAGCACTACGAACATATTTTGTATTGTGCTTTTCAATTACAATGTTTTGTATCTTGCCTCCGCCTTCACGGAACATGTATCCTAATCCAAATACAAATATAAGACTTACTAATACCATAAGGTCCCAAGGTATTTGTCTTGGTAGGAACACTGCAATATTTGCCATGTCATGACTGAGCCAAGTAAACCACAAGAAGCCTGTTGTTACCCATTGTGCTACACGCCATGCTTTCTTGTGTTCTTCTTTGACAGGCTTTGCTTCATCAAG